TTCCTCTTCTGGTTATCCTCCTGGCCCTGGCGATGCTGGAGCCGGGGGTCTGGCCTATCTCAAAGTGGGGTTTGAAATGAAAAGAAAGCCAGCTTCCCGGGAGGAAAAGAAGGATTTTGGCAAGATCCTGGGGGCGGTGGCGGTGCTGCTGGTAGTGATCATCGTGGCGGGGTTGAATTTCTGGCGGTGGCCTCCTTGGGGAAAGATACAGGCGGTGGCCACGGCAGTGATGGATAGACCCACGCTGGAAGAGCGGGTCAAGAAGTTGGAGGAGCAAGCCGCCAAAGAAAAGGCAATCTGGCTAGCTGCAGGTCTGGATTTGGGCCGGGTGGTAATCCGGGAAGGGAAGGTGTTCATCGTGCCGGGATTTCCTAGCCGAGAAAAGAAGAAGAAGTAGAAAAAAAGGAAAGACATGCCCGCCCTATTCAACGATGAGTTTTGGGCCTTTATCACCCCTGTCGGCTACGCCGATATCGCCGCGGCCTTGCAGGACCTCTATGTTGACCGCAATCTTGGGGTTCCAGCAGTAAGTAGAATATTGGGGTGCAGCGCCGGACCCATTTACCGGAAACTCCGGGAGTTGGGGGTTCCTATAAAGGGTCACGGCGGTTATCGGCATGGGCGGCGGAGCCAAGAAAATGAAGCTGCAGGTAATCATCGATAAATTAAAGGACGGCCGCATTGAATTGCTGGAGGCTCGGGCTATGCTGGCCGCCCGGGTGCCCCTGACCAGTTATTTGCTGGTGCGCCTGGACCTGATGGACCAATGGCTAGGGCAGTTCATTAAGGACCTCCAGGTTGGGGAGGGGCTGTAAATGTCGGTCCCCAGCTTAGAAATTTTACCAAAGCCAACCTCCCTCAACCGGCAAAGCCCAGGCCGAAAATTGGGCTTAACCTCCCAATCCCGGGGGCCGCAAGACAAGCGGTTGGGGAACCGTGAGAAAGGGTGGCCTCCGGGGATTTTTGATCAAGAAATTGAGGCTTTTTTGAATCCGCCATCTTTCGTTAATTGCTGAGGCCTCATTGTCATCTGCCAATTTAAAAGAGCAAATTCTGGAACGCCTCAATTTCGAGGCTTTCTATCAGCAAGAATTGCAGGAGCTGAAACGCGGCTCCGGCGATAATGTCTCCGCCCTCTGTCCCTTCCATGAAGACACCAACCCCAGCCTCTCCATCGACCTGAAGACCGGCTTTTATCATTGTTTCGGCTGCGAGGCGTCCGGGGATATTTTCAGCTTTTACCAGAAACGGCACGGCTGCGATTTCAAAGAGACCCTCCAGGACCTGGCCCGGCGGGCCGGGGTGGAGGATCGGCCCCGGGATGAGGCCTATCTGAGTTTGACCCTGGCGGCCTTTGCCGCGGCCAAGAAGCTGCCCTTGGATTTCCTGCGCAAATGGAGGGGCGTCCAGGAATATAGTTTTAAGGACGGGATCACCTGCACAGATTTCCATTACTTTACGGAAGGCGGTAAGCTCCTGGCCATCCGCCACCGCTTCGCCAATAAAGGGGAGCTGAAATTCCGTTGGCGCAAGAATGACAAAGTCCTGCCCTATGGACTTTGGAAGCTGGCGGAGATCAGAAAAAAAGGCTGGTGCCTGCTGGTGGAGGGAGAGACCGATACCCTGACCTGCTGGCTGCATGGAATTCCCGCCCTGGGCCTGCCCGGGAAAAAGACCTGGAAGAGATGCCGGAAATGGTTGGATTTGCAGGGGGTGCAGGTCTATCTCTGGCAAGAGCCGGACGCCAAGGGCCTGCCGGAAGAGGTGGCCCTGGATTTGCCGGACCTGCTGGTGATCAAGGCGCCCCCGGATTTCAAGGACTTATCGGAAGCCCATTGCCAAGGGCGGGATGTAAAAGCCCTGGTGGAGGACCTTAAAAAAAAAGCCCGCCTCCCGGCGCCGCCGGCAGTCATCACCAGCGGCGGCTTTTCTCTCAGCGATCTGGGGAATGCCCGGCGGCTAGTGGCCCGGCATGGCCGGGATCTGCGCTACTGCCACCTGAGCAAGAAGTGGTATCACTGGACCGGGAGGCATTGGGGTGTAGATAGCTCAGGCGAAGTGGAACGTCGGGCCAAGGAGGTGGTGGCCGAGATTTACCAGGAAGCGGCGGAGGCCAAAGATTTCAAGGAAAGGGAAGCCTTGGGAAAATTCGCCCTGAGAACTGAGGATAGCAAGCGCATCCTGGCCATGGTGCGCCTGGCGCAATCGGAGCTCGGGGTGCCGGTGAACCCCAGGGAGCTGGACGCCAATCCCTGGCTCCTCAATTGCGCCAATGGTACTGTCGATCTAACCACCGGGGAGCTGCGGCCTCATGCCCGGGAGGATTTGATCACTTGTCTATCCCCAGTGGATTATGATCCGAAAGCGCCCTGCGATCTCTGGGAACGATTTCTCTGGCGAATTCAGGAAACGAATCAGGATGTGATCGATTTTATCCAGCGGGCCATCGGCTATGCGTTGACCGGCAACTGCCGGGAGGAATGCCTCTTTATTCTTTGGGGCGGCGGCGCCAATGGCAAAACCACACTCATCAACACCATCGGGAACCTCTTGGGCGATTATTCCCGGAACACGCCCATTGAAACGCTACTGGCCAAGAATAGTGGCGGGGAGATCCCCACGGATGTGGCCCGCCTGGACGGGCCCAGGTTCGTCACTGCCTCGGAGGTGGACCGGGGCCGGCGGCTGGCCGAGTCCCTGGTGAAGGCCCTCACCGGCCGGGATATGATTTCTGCCCGGTTTCTCTACGGGGAATACTTCGATTTTACGCCGCAGTTCAAGCTTTTCCTTTCCACCAATAACAAGCCGGTGATCAAGGGCAATGACGACGCCATCTGGCGGCGGATCATGTTCTTGCGCTTCCCGGTGCAGATTCCCAAGGAAGAGCGGGATCTGGACCTGTCTGAAAAGCTTAAGGCGGAAGCCCCGGGGATCTTGGCCTGGGCGGTGCGGGGTTGTCTGTCCTGGCTGAAGTATGGCCTGGAACCGCCGGCGGAGGTGATAGCCGCCACCGAGGAATACCGGGCGGAGATGGACGTGCTGGCCGACTTCCTGGCCGATTGTTGTGTTGTCGCTTATGGATTATCGGCCTCTTCCGCCGAACTTTATAAGGCCTATTCTGAATGGGCTGAGGAGCAGGGGATGCCGGAGAAGCAGCGCATGAAGCTGAAGACCTTTGGCGTTTGCCTGTCAGAGCGCGGCTTTCAGAGGGATAAGGGGACGGGTGGCCAGCGCCTGCGCCTGGGGCTGAGTTTACGGAGTATTTAGTGGCTGATCATCCGCCACTATCGCCCCCCTTTTTTGGAGCATCGGCCACTCATAAGTAATTGACATTATTTTCTTTTTAAGATGAGTGGCGGAAGGTGGCGCTTGTTTTCCTATTCTGGTCTCGTGAAGAACGTTTTTAATTAGTTTACTAAATAATCAGCCACTATTCGCCACTGAGGAAAATAAAATAAACAAATCATATGGTTATCGAGTGGCCGATGCTCTGGCCGATAGGGGCCGATGGCAAACCATCCGCCGGGGCCGATGGTTATTGATTATCAGCGGGTCCTTCCTGGGACCAAAAAGACCGAGGGTCCAAGAGGTCGATTGGTTTTTGCTTATGAAGATTTATTTGGGTGTCCGTAAATGACCAGTCTGCTTGAAGAAATGGACGCTGGGGACATGTCCCTGATGGATTCGATTGTGAAGGGGAAGGAGGCTTTGGCCCGCCTTTTGGGGGTTTCCGCACGGACTGTGCGCCGCTGGGCGAAAGATCCAGTATTTCCAAAGCTTTCCGGGGGGCGGTATGACCGCCACCAGGTGCAAGACTGGTTGGATCGGCGGGATGGACGGGAACCGGCGGCGCGGGCCGGGAAAGAGAAAGATCCCCGGCAGCAGGAGTTGCCCCGGGAAAATGGGGGCAAGGACCATTGGGACAAGAAGGCCAAGGAGTGGCAGGCCCGGACCCGGGAGTTGGAGTACCGGAAGCTCCTGGGGGAGCTGGTGGAGCGCCGGGAAGTGGAGGCGCAGTTCGTGTCCCGGATTTTGGCGGTAAAGCAAGGGCTCCTGGCCCTGGCCCGGGGGCTCCCACCCCAGCTCATCCACTGCCGGGAAGAACGGGAAATGGAGGTGATCGTCCACCGCGAGGTGCGTGGGCTCCTGGAGGCCTTCAGCCGGCCCTTGCCGGAGAGACTGGGGGCGGAAGGCGGCAAGGGAAGCCCAGAAGTGGCGGGTAGTGGCGGGTTATCGTAAACCTTGCTGTAATAAAAAAATGCCGCTGGGTAGGATAGGGTTTTGTTAAATGAGAACTATCAACAATCGCAGGCCCCCTGGTCCCCGGCGGAGCGGGCGGCGTGGGCGCCGCCGGAGGATATCACCGTGTCCGAGTGGGCGGCGGCGCATCGGGTTTTGCCGTCCTATGCGGCGATCTCGGGGACCTGGAAAAACACGCTGGCCCCCTATGCAGTGGGGGTGATGGACGCGTTCAACGACCCTTACAAGGAGCGGATCACCATTATGGCCAGCGCCCAGTCGGTCAAGACTGAGAGCGCCTACAACATGCTGGGGTTCGCCATCTGCCAGGACCCGGGCCCGGCCCTGGTGGTCCTGCCCACCCATTCCATGATGAAAAAGGCGAACCGGCGGCTGCGGATCATGCTGAAATGCAGCCATGAACTGGCCCGGCACCTCACCGGCAATCTGGATGATCTCACCCTGGCGCAACTTTCCCTGGATGTGATGGATATTCACTGCGCCACCGCGGGAAGCGAGGCGGATTTGCAATTCGTGGAGGCCCGGTATCTGATCCTGGATGAGACGGATCTCTACCCGCCGGGGGGGGTGAAGCAGGCTATTGACCGGGCCACCACCTATTGGAACCGGAAGATCATCGATCTGAGCCGGCCCACGGTGCCGGAAGGCCATATCAACACGGAATACGGACGTTCAGACCAGCGGAAATACTGGGTCCCCTGCCCCTTTTGCGGCGAGGACCAGGTGCTTTCCTTCTGGCAGATCAAGCACCAGGGGGAAGTCCGGGGGGCCTGGCCCCGGGAGAAGCGGGACCCGGAATATATCAAACTCAACCGGGTGGCCCGGTATGAATGTCAGCACTGCCAGGCGGAGATTGATGACCGGGACAAGCCGAAGATGCTGGCTAAAGGGATATGGGTGCCGGAGGGCATGAGCCCGGCCCAGGTTCGGAAACAAGGAACCTTGCCGCCGGTGGCGCACGCGGGTTTCTGGTGGAACGTCCTATATTCGCCTTTCAAGAACTTCTCGGAGATCGCCGCAGAGTTCTTCCAGGTGAAGGATACGCCGGAGGATTACCGGGTCTTCGTCAATCAATGGCTGGCGGAGCCCTGGAAAGAGACAGTCCAGGAGCAGCAGGCGTCGGCGATCCTGGAGCTGCGCACCAACCGCCCGGCCCTGGAGGTGCCCGATGGCGCCCTGGGCTTGACCGTGGGGATTGATAACCAGAAGCGGGGCTTTTGGTATTCCATCTGGGCCTGGGTGTTGACGGAGAGCGGGCTGCTGGACCAGCACCTGGTGCGCTACGGTTTCGTGGGGGATTTTGAGGAACTGGAGATCTGTATTTTTCAGGACGTTTACCATGTCCGGGGCGGCGGGATTTCTCATCCGGTGTGGCGTGGGGCCATCGACACCGGGGGCGGCGAAGACGATCCGGGGAAGGCGACATTGACGGAGCAGGTTTATTCCTGGCTGCGGCGGGTAGGCCGGGGGCGGATATTCGGGGTCAAAGGGGCGGCCCGGGCCCTGGCCGGCGGGAAAAAGATGCAGATGAGCATCATTGACAAGATGCCGGGGAAGGGCCTGCCCATTCCCGGGGGATTGCGCGTCTGGATTTTGGACACCCACGCCCTGAAAGACGCGTTTTGGTCCCGGGTGGAGACAGGACGGGTGCATCTACATGCGGACACGGATGAGATTTTCGCTTCGCACCTGGCCGCGGAAGCCAAGGAGCGGGACGGAAAGGGGCGGCTGCGCTGGGTGCTTCAGGGCCGGCGGGCGAACCATCTCCTGGATACGGCGATCTATGCCACGGCCATGGCTGATCCGGAATGCTGGGGCGGGGTGATGGTGCTGCCTCGGCAAGGAGCAGCCGCGGCGAAGGCGGAAAATCCGGAATTATCCCCCTGGCTGGGAGGCCGGAGCCGGGGGTGGTTAGGGAGGTAGGGCAGATGGCGAGGCCATTTATTCGGCAATTCAGGGGGGGCGGCATGGGGCGCAAAGAGGGTTGGCTACGGCCGGAGAAGGTAGCGGAATATCTAGATTGCACTGTGCAACATGTTTATGATTTAAAGGATCAGGGGAAATTGGAGGCCATGCGGGTGGGACGCCGGGCTATCCGTATCTCCGTAATTTCCTTAGAAGGATTTATGGAAAAGATGAAAATTAAGAACACCGAAACAGATCTTTAAAAAAATCATCTAAAAACATTTTAGTGAAACAGAGTGGTGTGGAGGCGTATAGTGCCTCTTTTTTTTTGTCCAAATATGGGGCAGGCTTGGACCATGCCACTTTATACACTATCTGAGGTCAAGGCCAAGATTGAGGCTCTGGACGCCAAGATCGCCAAGGCGGAGCAGGCCCAATCCTATCAGGCCGGGGCCGGAATGCAGTTGGCCCGGGGGGATCTGGCCGCCATGTATAAAGAACGGGACCGTTGGATCAAGGAATATGACCGCCTGGAGTCGACGGCCACCGGCGGTTTTATCAATAAGGCCCAATTCCAGAGGCCCACATGAAAAGAAAGGATTCGGACAGCAAGATCAATTTCATAGATCGAACCATTGCCTATTTTTCCCCCAGATGGGGAGCAAACCGTCAGGCTGCCCGGATCCGCATCGAGGCAGCCATGCAGTTTCGCGGGGCCGAATCTGGACGCCTGCGCAGTGACTGGATTCTGGGCCAAACCCAGACCACCCCCAGCAGCTGGGAACTCCAAGTGCTGCGCAACCGCTCCCGGGATCTCAATTGCAATGACCCGGTGGCCAGCGGCGCCACCGAGACCATGGCCACTAATATCGTGGGCCGGGGATTGCGGCCTCAATCACGGTTGCGGGCTGAGATCCTGGGGATTTCTGAAGACCGGGCCCGGGAACTACAGCGGCAGGCGGAATTCATCTGGCAGACCTGGACTCCCTGGGCTGATTCAGGGAATCGCCTGGATTTTGATGAGCTGCAATTTCTAGCGCTGCGCAAGGTGGTGGAAGATGGAGAAATCATTGCCTTGCCTGTTATGGCGGAGGAACCCTGGCGGCCGATCCGCCGGGCGGTGGAACTTATTGAGGTGGACCGCCTTATGCCGGGGGCCGGAGGCAGTCAGACAATAATCAGCCAGGGGGTGGAATTGGGAACCCGGGGAGAGCCGGTGGCTTATTGGCTGGCGCCTTTTGATCCCAAGACCGGAATGGCCGGTGAACCAAAGCGAATTGAGGCCAGAGATAAACAAGGCCGCCCCCGGGTGCTCCATATATTTAGGACTTCGCGTCCTGGCCAGCTCCGGGGCGTTCCTTTTTTTGCGCCAGTGCTCACTTATTTCAAGGATCTGGCGGATTATCTGGAAGCCGAAGTGGTGGCGGCCCGAGTGGCGGCCTGCCTGGCGGTTTTTATTACTAAGACAAATCCCTATTTAGCGGGAAGCCAAGTCGCCACCGGCATGGAAACCAATACCGGAGCCCGGGTGCAGGGGATCGAACCGGGTCTGGTCTCCTATCTGGCTCTGGGAGAAGATATCAAAGTAGTAGATCCTAAACGGGGCGGGGAGACCTTCAGTAGTTTTGTGGAAGGGATATTGCGCATTATCGGGGTGGCCCTGGGGTTGCCTTATGAGCTATTAGTGAAGGATTTTTCCAAAACCAATTATTCCAGCGCCCGTGCTGCCCTCTTGGAAGGTCGGCGTATGTTCATCAATTGGCGGAGCTGGTTCGCCGCCAGGTTTTGCCAGCCTCTTTGGGACTTAGTGCTGGAAGAGGCCTTTCTGCGGGGCCAATTCGATGCCCCGAAATTTTATGATTTCCGTTCCGAATATGCCCGAGCTCTTTGGATCGGTGGCGGCTGGGGCTGGGTAGATCCAGTGAAAGAGGTGCAATCCTCTAAAATGGCCATTGATTATAACCTCTCTACCCTGGCCGAAGAAGTAGCTGGACAAGGGCGCGATTGGGAAGAAGTCCTGGAGCAGAAAAAACGGGAACAGGATCGCATTGCTGAATTGGGGTTGACTATTCCCAATGCCAGCGCCCAGTCATCGGTGTTCCCGGCGGGAACCACAGAAGGAGGGCAAGATGTCAAAGCCGAATAAAAAGGAAAGCAAACAGGACTATTTAACACGCTGCACTCGAGAGTTGATCGACAAAGAAGGCAAAGAGCCTGACCAGGCCTTCGCTACCTGTAATGCTTATTGGGATGATAGTAAATCGCAGCGATCCGCCATGAATCTGACAGCTCCTTTAATCCTGGACCAAATTGGGGATGGATCGCTGGCCAAGGGATTTCTGATCACCGCTTACACCGGGGCCATTTTTGAGACTTGGTGGGGTAAGGTGATAATTAAGACCGCCGGAATTGAAGCCAAGACAAAAATGCCCGTCTTACGTGAACATGTCCGGGATCAGGTAGTTGGCTATTCCACCAAGGCTTGGATTGAAGGACAAAATTTCATGCTGCAGGGCGATTTTTCGGCCAGGACTCAAGCCGGACAGGAAGTTCAAGCCCTGGCGGCGGAGGGTTTCCCTTGGCAGGCCTCTATTGGAGTTTGGCCCAAAAAAATCAAAGTCCTGGGCAGCGATAAGGAATCCGAGACTGTCAATGGTCAGGAAATTAAAGGTCCGGCGGAAATCTGGATGGAATCCCGGGTGCGGGAAGTAAGTTTTTGTGCCCTGGGGGCTGATGATGAAACCGCGGCGATCACGCTGGCGGATAACCATAAAAAGGTTCCGGTGGTCATCGAATGGCCCGGGCCGAATATCCAGGAGGTTCAATCCATGGGTGAAATCACTTTGAAACAATTGGAGGCCGAGGCCCCGGAATTGCTCAATAAAATCAGGGAAACGGCCAGGATGGAGGGCCATACGGCAGGCCGGGAAGAGGGAACGAAGAATGAACGCACCCGGGTAATGGAGATTCTGGAAGCGGATGGTGATGTGGTCACCGCCCGGGAGGCCATCAAAGAAGGGATTCCCGCCTTGGAAACCTTCAAGCGATTTTTCGAGGCGGAAAAGGTCAAGCGGGCCGAAGCCTTGAAAGCCCTGGAAATTCAGGCGCCATCGCCGTTGGGCCAACCCCCCCCCAAACCGCCAGAGAAGCATTCGGATCAACCGGCAGATCAAACCTTGTCGACTAAAGCCCGGGAATTGGCCTTGAAAGAGAAAATCGACCTGGCCGAAGCGCAGCGGCGGGTCTTCGCCGATCCCGCCAATGCGGAGCTGGTGAAACAGTGGCAGCCGGGTGGCATGCATTAATGCCCCCGAAGCCCAGAAAACAAGGAGGAGAAGGACATGAGTTTTGAAAACGGAATCCTGGATATTTCATTTCCGGCTGCCGAAGACCTCACCAATGATCAATTCCGATTTGTGGTGCTGACTTCCACCAAAACAGTAAGGCGCCCGGATACGGAGGCGGAAGTGGTCTTGGGGATTTTGCAGAACGCCCCCAAGATCTATGAAGCGGCAGTAGTAAGGATACTCGGCGTCAGCAAATTGCAGGCCAATGCCGTCCTGGCGGTGGGCACTCACGTAAAAGCGGAATATGTTTCCGCAACCGATGCCGGCAAAGGCAAAACCGCCGCCGCCGATCTGGCCTATGCCCGGGCATTCGTGGTGGATGATGCCGCGGCTGAAGACGATCTTTGTTCAGTCCTATTGAACGGCCCCTATCCCGGCATCACCCAGGTGGCCTGGCAGCGGGCCGTGGTGACCACGGAGGCGACGGCGGGGCCGGTTACTTTTACCATTGCTCA